GTCAGAGTCCGCGTTAGCGCCTTCTTAACCCAGTCGGTCATGATGGTTACTCACGCGCTCTTGCTTAGTCCTGTTCTGCAGGGACCTTCTTCCACCCATCAGAAAACTATTCATCAAGACCTGGGCTTCTCCGGGTTGAATGTGATTCTTCGCCAAGACAATGACCTTGGTGCTCCAAACAAGCGGTATAGCCGTATAGTCCAAGTCACACAGTCCGTCGGCATAGTGAAAGTTATTCTGAACCAGAATGATGTGCTTGCTCCTCTGTCCCAGTAAACCCAGGTAGACGCCCCAGCTGGCAACGGGCACATCCACGTTTAACCCGGCGCTGAGGCTCTTACCTATGCTCGCGTCTGTCCACTCTACACGAACTAGATCTCCGAGACTCAGTTTTTTCATTTCATCTTCGATTTTCTTCAACTTTCGACTTCACCTGTGCAGTTACTTTCGAACGGCTTTGCTTGGCTTGGCAAATCATTTCCATCGTTGCTATCCGGTTCTCAATGGCAACGTTCACGTCCTGCAGAATGATCACCTGAAGCCACTTCGGAAACTTCAGTATGCGAGCCCCAAGCCTCTCCCACATCTGCATCCACTTCTTCCGCAAGGCTGTTTCTCTTCCCCAATCTCTCAGAATCTCAACTTCAGCCATTTTGCTCACCAACTAGGCTTCCTGCAGAGTCAACGTGAAATGCCTGATGTTCTTGCCAGCAAGATCTGCCACTTGAATCTGAACCCCTAAAACGTAGACACTTGTGTTGACCACGCGAACCTCATCTGTCACAACAAAAGTAACAGTTGTGCCCACTGCGGCTGTGTCCTCAAAGCTTTTGACTTGACTACTGGACCACGCCACATTGTTTTCCACGCACTCAAGCGTCCAGTGTCGCACTATGCCGAGAACCTTCACTTTGCGCTTGTAAGTCTGATTTTCCCAAACATCCCACTGTGAATTGGCTACCTCTAAGTCTTCACCCAGAGCGCGCACATCAAGGGTCTTGCCGTCCAAAGTTACCGTCATGCTTCAAGATCCACCCCGATGAACTCGGCATAATTGAAATCCTCAGGAATAGGCGATTTTCCAGTTCGCACTTCATTGACGAGGGCAACGATAACCTGCTTGACATCAGTCAGCGTCAACGGTCTCCCAAGGGTCTTCCGTACCAACTTCAACCTTTCAATCAACTCGTCCTTTCTGACGTCAACCGCGAAAACCAAACTGTCCTTGTCATACTGAATCCTCACAACCACTTCTCCGCTGCTTGTATTCACCTGCGTTATCTTGATCATCGCATGTCAACCCCGATGAAGCCCACGCAGCCGCAACCCCCATAGGGTGAAAGGTCAGGATCCGTTGCCAAGAACCCGTTCACATATAGCGGCGTGCTATTGGGCGCCACAGTCTCGAACGTGTAAGAGAAGCTCAGCAGCCCTGTTCCTGAAGAGGTTGAGTAGTAGTCCGTACTGTTTCCGTAACTGACAGCCCGCTTCTTACCGACGCCTATGAACTTCGAGATGTCGCCGCTTAACGGTTCAAGCATGACGTAAATCGTCGAGCCCTGAGAGAAATCCATAGTAACAGGCTCATAGCTGTTGCCCGTCAAGATCCATGGGCACGCGTAGAGTGTTATGTCTACTTGCGTGTTGACGTTCCGCTTAGTAAGAGCGAATGTATGTGCAGATCCGACGCTCAAAACACCATAGTAAGACGCGCTTGACGTTTCATAGTTGCCTGTATCCTGATTTCTGTCTGTCCAGTTCACTTGAATGCTGTCAACCGTCATGCTAACGCCATTTGTGAGGTTGTCTCCAACGTTCTCGAAGTTGGTCTGTGCAGCCGTGGTTTTTCCGAAGCAGTGAACCACAAAAGCCGCATTCTTCAAGGCCCCTATGCAAGTTGTTCGATTGGCAACCGTGGCGCTGAGACTCGAGGAATACGTTCGTGCCGTTTGTCCGGTTTCATCGCTGAACTTTGCGGTTCCAAGGGTGAAATATCTTATCTGACCGTTTCCCTTGCATTCTACAATTATGGCATGGGTCCCTGCAGCCATGTATGCGATGCCCATGTAGTAGCCCGTGTCGGTTGCGCCGGAAACATACTTGCCCCACACATAGTAGCTGCCAATCTTCAGACGATAGCTCACAGCCGAAGTTTGAATGTTGAAACGCCAAACGATCAGAGCTGCATTGCTGAGCGTGATGTTACCGTAATTCTTGAGTGTCGCCCAACTGGCGTTATTCTGACTGTAGCTTGTGCTGTCATCAATGAGGCTGCTTTCGTTTCCGATTTGCCTGACCTGTTCAGACAAAACCATGTTCTAAGTCACGGTTCCCATTCTTATTCGCCTATGAACCGAAGGAGCTGACGCACTCGAAGCTTCAACAACCACGTTTCGCAGTTTTCGCTCAATCAGATCAGCCGCATACTCAGCAGTCCTCCGGTCAACTGAACCCGCAATGTTAACAGTAACGTTGACACCTCCAAACCCCCTGTTCAATGGAACTATGGCTTCAGGCCCTGCTTCACCAGCCCAAAGCAACGTGGGCCTTGTGACTATACCGCCAGCCTGCAAATGCGGAGACGGTCCCTTACCGCCAGGAGTATTGGCAGCTGTTCCCCCACCTGTGACTCCGCCCCACCAGTCGCCGATGGCTTTTGCGATTCCCCCGAAAAAGTCTGCAACAGGCTTGATTATGTTGTTGTAGAACCAAGCGATCGCGTCGAAAACCGGCTTAAGCAAAGTATTGTACGCAACCTCCCAGCCTTTGCACAAGGTTTGCCACGCTGTCAGGAGCACGTTTGTCAGAAAATTGCCGAAGGGCACAAGCACGTTGTTCCAAACATATTCAAGAGCGCCTTTCACCGCGTTGACTGCCGTGAAAAACGCGCCGCCCAACACTGATGCAATCGCGTTTATGGCGTTTCTGAAGGGCTCACAGTTCTGATAAGCCCAAACGAGCCCCGCAACAAGTGCGGCAATTCCAGCGACGACTAAGACAATGGGGTTCGCAGCGAGAAAATTCAAAGCCCCACTCACACCTTGCGTAACACTTGTCCAGCCCTGTGTAAGAGTTGAAACGCTCGTGATCATGGTAATGAGGCTTGGAATTACTGTAAGTGCTGATTGGACCATGGCTTCGTTCAGGTTTCCCTGAATCATGTCGGCACGTTCACAGGCAACTTGGTAACGTTCTTGAGCGAGCTGCAGATCCTTTGAAGCTGATTTCGCTTGTTCGCTTTCTGCTCCAAACTTGTTGACAGCTGCGTTGTACCTTGTCTGTGCATCTTCAACAGAATTGAGGCTTGTCTTCACTGCAAGGTTCGCTCGATCAACCTGAACCTGCATGTCCATGACACGGTCGACGGCATTGTACAATGCCAAACCGCTTGTTGCCACGTTGTTGAAGGCTAAAGCCACTTCCCTAGAGCTTTTCTCTACTTTATTGTTCGCTTTCTCGACTTGGCTGATGCTGCGTTCAGTCTTTGTTGCGACGCCTTGTATGACGTCGCTTGCCTTGTCCACTGCCCGCAAGAGTATGTTGATTTCTGTGCTCACGTTAACGTCTCCTCAGCATGCGGTACCACCAAGTTGCCCAGTTCACAAGAAATTCAAATTGGAAAGGACTCAGCGACTCGATGTACTCAAGAGTGTAGCCGAATTCGTGTGCTATGAAGCCAATGAGTTGGGCGTGTTCGTTGACTCGGATCCAGTTTTCGAGACCTGTGGAATCTGGAAAAAATTTTCAGGAGAAGCTATCAGCTCGCACAGTCGTGTTGTAGTGTCACCAGGGAAGCCGTCGATGTCTTGTTCTTTCATGTCTGGGTAGGCTTTGTGAAGAAGCAGAAAGATCGTCATACGAGCCCTTTCTTCTTTGTCAGTAATCTTGTCAAGCTTGAACAGGTCTCCGGTTGTCAGAATCGTGTATTTGATTTCGCCGAGAACTGGGTCGTCTAAAGTGCGGATTTCACTTGCTTTCTGAAGAATCTTCTTTGGATCGAATTTCTTTGCAAGCTCTCTGTCGGCTGCCTCTTCCTTCTCGAACAGTTCTCGACCGGTTTCTGCAGGGCTCTTAGACATAGACACGGCCTCCTAGTAGGTTCCAATCGTCAAACTTGCAGCTTCGCCTGAGCCTTCTTCAATCACTATGCCGGCTTGCTCTTCACGCCAGCCATGATGGAAGATTATCGCGTTGCTCAATGTGTACTTTGGCTGCCCAGTCGGGGTGCAGTTTGCAGGTCCCAGAAGAATCGTCACCTTTGTGCCGTTGAGAACCAGTGTTGCGTAGGTTGTGTCGATGTACATCTTTTCAAACTTGAACTTGAAAGATTTGTTTCCGCTCTCCAAGACAGCTGGAAGGTCGCTTGTGAACTTGTACTCTTTGATGATATCAGCGTCAATGTCGAGGGTCACGCCTTTCACATAGCCCACTTCCGTACCGCTCACCGTTATGCTGCCGTTTCGACCGATAACAGGTGTTGTATTCACCATTTTTTCGTTTCACTCCTAGATTGTTTCCTTGTTTTGCGGACAACTCCTCTTGGGAATCGTCTCTCGCAACAAGTTAGGCAGATGCGCTGCCAACATCATGTCAAGAAACTCTGATTTATGAAGCTGAAAATGCGATTCTGGGATGCAGTGAAACGCAAGCTCCCACTGTTCCTCATACTCTTTCAGGAATTCAGCACGAGAAACCTCGTTAAGAGCCCTATCGTACTCCTTCTTTGCGAGACAAAAGGCGAGCCCTATCCAAGCTCTGTAGTACCTGTCGTTCTCGCCGATGTACAACAGGATTTTCCGAGTTGCTGACAGATAGTGTTGAAAGTTACGGTCCTTGAGCGTTCCAAGAGCC